CTACATATCCATCTGAAATACGATTAACAGTTGCACCTTCTAAATGAACCATACTAGCAGTTGCTGATGTTGTGCCAATAACACCACAATCAGTTAGCGAACTATCATTAAATACTTCTACATAATGTTTTGTAGAACCACTGTCAGTCCTAGTCGTTACTACATATATATCTGTAATGTCTACACCTACATCTATAAACGATCCTGTAGTTGTAAATTCAGATGGTGCAATAACATTTTGTGATCGAAGTAAAGAATATGCACATATTGTGCCATCTGTACCATTGACTATTAATAACAAATCATTTTCATCAGTTGCAACTGCACGCCTAATATCCATGCTTTTTGGATTTTTTAATAAATGTCCACTAAGCAAAGATACTTTAGATGTTTCATAACTTAATGTTGCATCAGAGTATGCTATTTCTGATAACGCTTTTCCTTGGCGTTGTACAAATAATATGCCTGATTCTAATTGTTGTACTCGTATACCTTCTTTCGATCCATTACGAGAGGTAGTAGATAAGAAAAAGTTAGTTGGTGTTATTGCAGCTAATCCTTCTTGGAGGACTGCAAACTCACCACCTGTAGTAAATATTTGCAAATCTCTACCAGAAATAATATCAGTGATAGCATTAAAAGTATTAGTATCAAGAGTAGCTTCAACAGCATCATCATCTAATCCCTCAGTTGCTTCAAAATCAAAAAACAATCCTACCTTAGAACCCCATACAGTTGACGGCCTTGACTTGCTGCCCCCAAAATATAATCTTCCTTGGTGAAAAGTAACTGTTCTTGGATAGCCACGAGTAGCTGACCACACATCTTCATATCCCGTTTCTAGTTCCCAATTAGCATTTGCAATTTGCGATGTATCAAAAAACGGAAACTCGGTTACTACATTAACTTTAGTTGCTGAAACAAGCTCTACAATTTTTGCACGCCCTTGTGGTTGTACATTAATATACTGTCCCACATGAGCAGATGTAAATATAGAATGTTGAGAAGTTAATTCTACTTTACCTGTAACGCCACTAGGTGTTAAATGACCAGCAGAGCTAGTATCAAAAATAACAATGGTATAAGCATGTTTAGGAACAGAATCAAATGTAATAGTGCTAATTGTCCAATCTGTATCAGATGCACCACGCACTATTTTTACAGGAGGATTATCTTCATGAACTACAATTAATGTATCAGCAGATTGTGTCCAACACATATTAGCTAACAATGCACTCGTTATATTAGTCCCTGATACTGTATGTACTAATGCTTTGTTTTTGTATACAAACATCGTATCGTTTGTAAAACACAACATATAACTGTCAGATACAGAAAACTCAAATGGAACTAAACGTACACCATTGGCAGGCGTTCCTGTTAATTCATTTATAAATTTAGTGCCAGGTCTACGAGTTACACCACCTTGTGGTTGGCATATTACATTTTGTGCAGTTTCTAATGCGTTGTTATAAGATGCAATATCTACTCTAGCACGAACTAACGGATCGAGTTCTCCAGAAGTAAAGTTGGTTTGCATGCTAACAAAGCGTGCCATTAGTACCTCACATCAATCAGTGTAAAGTCTTGTATTGCGTTGGTTGGTTGTCCTTGCCCATCTATATTCATAGCTTGGCGCATGTAACCACCACGACCATTTTCTCCCGGAGTACCTTGTGCTACTGTTCTCCAATAATCTGTTTTTTCTATTTGATCGGTTATAGGCATAGCTAAATGCCATGCTAATTGATACTTCATATTTTGCACAAAGTAATGAGGCATTTCAAATTCTTCAACTGCAAACTGATAATCAACAAATACTGTTTCATAGTTTGACAATAATTTACCGCCTAATAATCTATATTCTCTTTGTGGTACTGCTCCTTGCGTGCTACTAATAAACACCTTTCTTGGTGTTCCTATCATGTCCGCAGGTAATGCGTATTCGTATTTGTATTCAGTAGTAGGTGTAGTAATTAACCTAGCTAACTGTACTTTTTTAAATGAAAAAGACCAAGGGTAACTTGCTAAAGTCTTAATCTTAATATCTGGGTATAAACTATTACAAACATTAGCTTCATCTGTACCTTCTGTAAAAGATGATATAGGACTAGCTCCAAGCATTAATAATGCGTCAGAACAAATTGATAATGATGTATCTCCAGATGCCATTTACTTTCTCCAAATATGCAAATAGGTAGAGGCCGAAACCCCTACCAAATGCACGATTATCACTACAACTAAGCTACAGAAATATCTGTACCTGCTGACACATCTACAACGCCTGCTGCACTGTTGCTTAACACAACGTGTACACTAGCACTGACAGTAGAATCAGTTTTGTAATAAAAAATAAAATCACCAACTTTTAATAAAGATGATGCGCTATTAAAATAACCAGATCCTGCAACTGTTGCTTTAGAATCTGTTCCTGAGTAACTCCACATTTGAGGAGCTGTACCCGCTTTAGATTGTGCGCCAGCTGGCGACAATTTAGTTACATCATAAGCCATGTAATTTTCTCCTTAAATTAAGATTCGTTAGCTTGAACTTCAACAATACCTTCACCATCAATAGCAACTGAGCAAGCTGATAGCATTGCGTTTACTAAATGAGATGTTTTTTCAGGTACATAGTTGATTTCAGTTTTAGGACCAATGCCTTCGCCATAACCAATAGCAGTCTTATGAAAAGCTAGGCAAGAACGAATACTTGAGCCATCAATAGAAATACCACCTTCAGTACGATCACCTAAAGTATGGAATTTAAAACCTAAGAATGTATCAAGTTCACCAGACACTAACGCACGTACTGTATTGAAATCAGCAGATGTTACTGATGTTTCAGAAAGTAAGTTTGATAGGTTATTTGCATGAATAATCATGTGTCTATCTTCTGGTGGTACATTGTTTGTGTCCATTGTTTTCTTAGTGTCACGAAGTTTAGCCACTGTAAGGTTTGTACCGCCATGAGCGACTGTAGAACCTTTACCTGCTAAAAGTGCATCAAGAATAAGTTGATCTTGACGTCTGCCAATAGCGTTCGATACTACTTGAACTAACTCTTGTCTTTCTTCAAAATTAACTTTTTGTTGCATAAAGATGTCTGAATACTCAGCAGCGTTCCAATCTTGCATTGTTGCGGTAACTTGTGAGAAATCAGTATTTAATGGCACAACGTCAGTTTGTGGTACACGTAGTGTAGCCACGCCTTTCCCAACTTTCGGGAATTTTACTATATTGCCTTCAACGCCTCGTCTTTGTCTTGTAGCTTCTACAAGAGCAGCTTTACCTTGGTAAGCCTGTTTAACTTCGGCATCAAAGAGCGTAACAAATGCGGGGGATAATCCGATCGACATTTATTTTCTCCTTAGAAATTAATAAATAAAAATTAATCGCTTTGGTATGCCAGAGATTCTGGGCCGTGCTTGCTATTTACGATAGCCATACGACAAGGTTACTTGCGTTAAAGGGTTGTATTACGAATGAATACAATAAGCCTTGACTGTAATCTAGCATATAATCAAGGCTATTGCAATAAAATTAACTAAAGTTTTGAGCGAATGCTTTTTCTACTTTAGCTCTATAGACAGGATCTGTGGTGTATTTTTCATCACCGACCATAGCATAGAGTTCTTCTTTGGTTGGCGCACCTTCTACTGGTGCAGTTTCTACAGGTATTCTTCCTTCATAAGATGATCTAATTTTTTCTAAGGCAGATATTCCTCTTGCAGTTCCACCCATAATTTTAAACTCTTCAAAATCATCTTTACTCCAAACACCTTTCTGAACTAAGCCAGATGCCCACTTAACCATGCCATTAATTCTAGCATCAGCATTTGGACCTAGTTGTTTTTTTTCTTCAGCCAAGTTTACTTGATAGTTTTCTACAGCATTTTCATTCATACCTACTACTTCGCTTACTAAAGAATCTAGGGCTGCTTGGCTAATACCATTTTCTTTTGCCCATCCAACAACGTGTTGTCTAACAGGATCATCGTCAGGAGTTTCACCAAATGCAGATGTATCATACTTACCATCTTTCGGTGCTTTGTGTTTTCCTTGTGATATTTGTTTGCGTAAATCCATCCAAGATTTAGCAATACCTTCTAAGTCAGGCTCTGATCCATCTTCTTTCCAAAAGTTTTCAGGCCACCACTCTGGTCTTTCTAGTGGCTCATCATCATCTTCTAATTCACCTGCGGCTTTTAATTCCTCAGGATCACGATGATCGATTTCTGTTTCTTTTGGATCTGTACTGACTTCCTCTTCTGGTGTTGCATCGTCGAGTAGGCCAGTCGATTCTTCAGTTACCTCTTCCGAAGTTTCTTCAGTCGTGCTAGGCTCGATTGCTTCTTCCATTATAATTTCCTTGCTCTAATTATCCTTGCTTCTAAATCTCTAATTATTGAATTTTGCCCTTCTCGATAAAACGCATAACTAGAGTCGCTACCCGGCAAGGCTACGGGTTGCTCTAAAATGGTTTTTCGTAACCATTCCATCATTTCTATTCCATCTTCACTACCGAATACTCTTAAACATAATCGGTCTGTATCATCTCTTTGTTGTTTAACATCACGCACATCAAGTGGTAATGCTTGTTCTAAGTCATCCCATCCTGCCATGTTATTCTCCTATTTGTGCATCTTGCATTAATAGTCTGCCTGATCTTCTAGCCTGACCTGCTTCTTGATCCATAATAGTGTGTATTTCTTGAGAGCGTTTGTTTAATTGTTGTGGATTATCATAAATAGGAAATTTATTAGATTGAATATCTTTTTTCCATATATTATAAAGTTGATCTTCATTAGTAATGATTTTACCTTGATTTCTTATATACCCAGGAACAGAAACAAACTTTCCTTTATTTGGACCTTCAGGAATCATTATACCTGTTGAGTAAACAGTTACTGGTCTACCTTCTGAATCACGACCAACTTTACCTGATTTCATTGTGTCTTTATGATATTTTACAATATTTTTTTCTTGTTTACTTAAAGTCATCATATGCCGAGGCATATTCATATTAGCCATAATTTATCCTTGTTGTTGTGTTGCTGCTTCTACTACTTGTGCAGTTGCTTCAGGATTTTCTGCTGCCATCTGCATCATTTGTTGTTGCTGTGCAGCTTGTTGCATTTGTTGTTTAATCATCATGCGTTCTTGTGGTGTAGGTCTAAGTCGTTGTGGTATACCTAACTTTTCAGCAATGTAATCCATCATCTCATCTACTTTAATATTTGTAGCACCTTCAGGTCCAGCACCTTGTGCAATCTGTGCATACTGTAATACGTTTTGCACTTCTTCCATATTCTGTGCCATAGCTAATGGAGCAACAGGAGCAATCTTTATTTCTAAACCATTTACTTTTAATGGCAAAGTAATCAGTCCTCTTTCATCCATCACTTGCAACATACGGCTAACTACAGGAATCATAGTT